ATGAGCCGCCCCGACGCCGCCGCCGAGCGGCTCGACCTCGACAGCGACCGGGCACGCCGCCTCGCCGACCAGCTCGCGGAGGTCTTCGCGGAAGTCGAACTCGCCATCGAGCGCCGACGCCGCGCCGCCGGCTGCAACGCCGCCTGACCTCGCGGAGAACCTGTGAGAACTCGACTCGACCCGGCCGGGGTCTACCACCGCCTCGCCGTCCGACCCGGCGGCACCTGCACCGGCTGCCACGGGGCCCGCACGGTCACCGTCCGCACCTACGACCTTGACCCGCGCGGCCGGGTCACCACCGACACCGTCAACGAGCTGTGCGTGCGCTGCCTCGGAACCGGGTCCGAACCCGACACCGGCCACCTCCTGCCCGCCGACGAGCCGCTGCCGCCCGGCTGGCGATGGGCCTCACCCAACGACCGCACCGCGTTCCTGCTCCCCGAGCTGGACCTGCTCGGCGCACCCCCGCTGGCGGCGCCGTGGGACTGACTGTCAACGACGCCCTGACCCTCGCGAGGGGACCGGCGGCGGCCATCGCTGACCTCATCGCCGCCGCGACCACCGAGGACCAGCTCGCGGAGGTACGCCTCGCGATCTGCGCCCACCCCGACACCTTCTCGCTCGGTCGGCAGTTCGCCGCCCAGCGTTCGCAAATCCGCCACGCCGCGGCGAAGGCCGCACTCGACGCCCTCCCGGCGGTCCGCTCATGACCACGCACGCCGGCCTTGGCTGGACCGACCGCGCCGAGGCTGCGTGGTCCAACCGGACCATCTCCCGTCCGCCGGTCGACGACTCGCCCGAAGCCTCGGGCAGCTGGCCGAGTCGACGCCGCCCGACATCCGCGTAACCGCAGCACCAAGACAACAACCACTCGAGTCCTCGACCGGCCCCGGCGCTGGCGAGAGAGGGGGACGCCGCATGCCGTGGCTGAAGATCGACGACAACTTCTGGGCGCACCCCAAGGTGGCGCTCGCCGGCAACGCTGCGGTCGGCGTGTTCGTGCGGCTGCTGGCCCACGCGGCGCAGTACCGCACGGACGGGTTCATCACTGCCGCCCCGGTGACGGCGGTGAGCGCCACCCCGCAGGATCTCACCCGGCTCGTCAAGGCCAAGCTGTTGCACGGCCGGCTGAATCGGTGCGCGTGCCGCGCCGGCCGACCGTGGCCACCAGAGGCTATCTACCTCGCACACGACTTCCTGGTCTACAACCCGAGCCGGTTCGAGAACGACGTCGCCCGCGCCCAGCGGCGCGAGCTGCGCGACCCCGCGCTGCGCCAGGCGGTGTACGAGCGGGACCGGAGCATGTGCCGCTACTGCGGGGTCGCGGTCAACCGCAACGACCGCAAGTCAGTGTCCGGCGGCCTGCTGGATCACGTCGACCCGACGATGGCCGGCGGCGCGGACAACCTCGTCGTGGCCTGCCGAGGCTGCAACAGCCGCAAGCAGAAGCGCACCCCGAGCCAGGCGGCGATGACGCTGCTGCCGCCGCCGGGCACCATCGCCCTGCCCGTCGCCGAGCGCGAGGCGACCAGGAACCGATCCGCAACCGGATCTAGATCCGATCCGGCTCACGATCCAGAACACGACACGGATCAGAGCACAGGTCTGACGAAGACCGGGATCAGCGACCAGACCCACAGCGGCACCACTGACGTGCCGGGTCGGGGCGGGCGGGGACGGGTCCCCTCTGCCGGTGATGCCGGACCCGCCGGACGACGACCACACCTCGGCCCCGCCCCGGACCCTCGACGCTCGGCAGGACCCAACCCCTACCTCCGCAGAGGCCACCGCGACAACCACCCACCGATCACCGGGACCGACTCATGAGCGACCGCAGCCTCCGCACCTGCCGCTACTGCGCGCACCCGATCCGCTTCGTCCCCACCGCGACCGGGCGGGCCCTGCCCGTCGACCCCGACCCGCGACCGGGCGGGACCGTGCTGCTCTCGGCGACCCGCACAGGAATCCTCGCCCGCGAGCTGGACCGCGCCGAGGCCCGCCGCGTCGGCGGGGCGCTGCACGTCAAGCACCGCACGACCTGCCCCGCCCGACTGCGGACCGCGTGAGCGCCCGACCGCCCGCGACCGGTCGCCGCAGCAACGCGCGCGCGAGGCACGCCGCCGGACGTGGCTCCCGAACCCCTGCTCGCACCCGCCTTTCCCGCCTCCCCGTTCCCGTCAGGAGGAACCGTTGAGCGAGTACCGCACGGACGAGGTGTGCCGGCGCGGCCCGCACTGCGCCGGCCGCGACCCGGCCGGAGCCCCCGCGCCCACTCCGCGACCGGTGTGCGACCGCGACGCCGACGAGCTGGTCCGCGTCCTCGGCGAGCTGCCCGAGCTGTTCGTCCACCTGCGCCTCGCGCTCCCGCCATGCGGCGGCGTCGGCGAGCGCGTATCCGGCACCCGTACCCCACCGCCGCCGCTGCGCCTAGACGTGGACGCGCTCATGGGCGAGCTGGTCGGCATCACCGCCTACTGGGCGGCCGAGGTCGCCGCCGTCGTCGGGCTCACCACCCCACCGAGGCGCATCGACGGCGTCCAGCGGGCCCGCGACGGATGGGCGCTGACCCTCGCGTGCGCGATGCTGCGCCCACGCATCACCGTCCTGCTCGCGCTCGCGCCCCGCTGGGTCGACGGTGACCCGGAACCGGTCGAGCTGGACGGCGGCGACGCCGCGTTGGAGCTGTTCACACTCCACCACCGCACCCGGTCCGTCCTCGGCCGGACCCGCCTCGTTCACCGATTCCGCGAGCCCTGTCCGCATTGCGCGGTGAAGACGCTGACCCGCGCGGACGGCGCCGACGCGGTCTTGTGCGACTCGTGCGGACAATCCCTGACGCTCGACGAATACGAGGCGCTCGCCGACGCCTACAGTCCTGCCACCGCGCGGAGGCCCGCGTGAGCGACGTTCTCACGATCGATCTACAGCGGGATCTGCTGACCGTGCGCGCCGGTGCCGAGCTGGCCGGCGTGTCGGTGTCGGCCGTACGGAAATGGATGACCCGCGGCTACACCGCCGCCGATGGCGTGCACGTCAGGCTGCGCGACCACGGCGTACCAGGCTGCCCGCGTGTGCTGGGCATCGAAGTGCTGCGCGCCGAGGCCGCGACGCGGGCGCGGGCCGGCCGTGTGCCGTTCCCCCCTCGCGCGCCAGGTGCACGCCGACGAGGCGCTGTCGATCGCTCGCACGCGGATGGCGCGACACTAAGCCCAAGGAAGACCTAGCCTCGCTGTCCACCGAGAAATGGAAGGCATTTCGATGAACGAGTCGGTCGTATTGCTCGACATAGCGGCCACTGAAGAGGAGATCGCCGGGGTCCGTGAGCTCTTCCGCGAGGTGAACCTCGATCTTCCGGTCGAAGCCACCCATGTGCGGATGAGCGCCCAGGATTTGCCCTCGTTCTTGATGATCGTCTCCCCACTGAAGCTCTTCTTGGCGGCGTTCGCTACGAGCTACGGGACGGTTCTAGGCACGAAGGCGGCGGGAGCCACGCCCGCGGCGGCCGGGCGTCTGTGCGCCTGGGTTTCGAAGCTGTACGCGGCACGTCGCGACCGGGATCGCACCACTGTCCATGCGCAGGATGTCGACAGCGGCTTGGACATCCTGCTACGGCCCGGGCTGCGCGAAGAGGCGTTCCGCCAGCTCTTGGAGCTCGACCTGGATGAAGTTGGCGGGGTCCTCGGGCAGATCTACTGGTCCGAGGAGGAGGGCCGTTGGGTGTCCCCCGAATAGCGGCTGGCGCGGACATGTACAGTGGATGACAGCAGGCGAAGTATGCCTACGAACAGGCCCGGCGAGTGATGCTCGCGGGCCTGTTCGCGTTCTGGCCTCGTTTGCTCACCAACCCGCATCGTCGCCCGCGTTCCGCTGAAGCGCGGGCGACGGCGGCGGCTCAGCTCGCGGCCGGCTTCGGGGGTCGGCCGCGGCGCCGTTCCCCCTTTGCCGTGAACCACTGCTCGACGGCGGCCTTGACCCGCTGCGGCCCCGGCTTCGTGCACACCACGACGGGCGGGAAGTCCTCGTGCTCTTCCGCGAGCTGCGCGGCGCGCTGCCTCGACACGCCCGCGATTTCGGCGATCTCGGCGTAGCCCACCAGTTCGGGAATCGTCGGCCGCGTCAGCCGCTCGGTGAACGTTGCCTCGTCCAGCACCTCGACCCCGCGCGGTTCGGCCAACACCTCCGCTGCCCCGAGCGCTGCCACTGTGTGGCTGATCGCCTGGTCGCAAGCCGAGCGCAACGTGCGCGCGGTCACGAAGAACTGCGTCGAGGCCCGGCCCTGCTCACGCTCGACCCCGACGCTCGCCGCAGGGTCGACCTCCGCGAGTGCCTCGGTAATCGCGATGGCCTCCTCGCCGGTCAGGTCGTGGTCGAGCGTGAACTCGACGCGTGCGGCCCAGATTGCCATGATGATCCTGCCTTCCTTGCTGTTGACACTCTTGGGAGGTGGAGGGCCAGACACCGGGGGGCACCCGAGGTCTGGCCCTCCTTCACGTCTACCGCCTGCGGTGTGGCCAGACGAACCCGACCTGCCGGAGCCGGGCGAGGCTGTTGAGCCACGCCCGGTGGTCCGACGCAGTGCCGGCGATCGTCGCGACCGCCCGCCCTTCGGCGTTGCGGACGAGCCAATGCCCTCCGCGCGTGCGCTCGACCGTGAAGCCCTGCGCCCGCGCGGCCTTGATCAGCGCGCGCAACTCCTTACTCATCCTTGCCCCTTTCCCTTGCTGTTGACAAGGAAAAACCTAACAAGAAACCTTGTCGTTGACAAGGTTTTCTTGCTACGGTTCTCCCGTCAACAGCAAGGAACGGGAGGACCAGCAATGCCTGAAGTCCACATCGGCTCGCGCTACGAGGAGACCGCGCACTTCACGATTCACGAGGTCGCGCAGTTCATCGAGCACGAGGCCATCGCAGCGTTCGCCGCTGCCCAGTCCGAGGGCTGGGTGCCCGCGGCGGCGACGCTGACCGTCGAGTGCGCGCCGAGCCTGCTCGGCTACCGCATCGACATCCACGTGGATGCCCCGTCCGCGTGGGTACACGAGGTCGACCTGTTCGGCGACGGCGTCCAGAGTTCCGACGCCGCGCGGCTGCGCGACCAGCTCGCAGCGGTCCGTGACCAGTACCAGCGCGACGCCAGCGACCCCGACACCGGCCACTACGACCGCCGCTTCTACGGCGGCGTCGCGATCTGGGACGGCATCCGGACCAAGACCGCGCCGCCGCCCGTGTCCGCCGCGAGGCAGGAAGGAAAGACCCACGACACCAAGGCCCGCGCCGCGATGATCGCCATGATCGCGAGCGCGAGCACGCTGCGCCTGATGGATGCGCACGCCCACGGGCTCGCCGCCCTCGACACCGCCACTGACGCCGAGCACACCGCGATCAACTTCATGCTCACCCTCGTCGAGGGCGCGCTCGTCGACCGTGGCATCCGGGTCTGCGTCGAGTGCGGTCTGCTGCGCGGACTGCACACCGAGGAGTGCCCGCGCCGCTGACCCACACCGCTCGCGGCCCCCGCCCCAACCGGCGGGGGCCGCGCCGTGTCCGGCAAAGACCGGCCGCAGATTCGCCACGTCCACCCCGCGACCGGCGAGGTGAGTGAATGGCTGCCCGTCCCGTCACCGACGCCGACCGCGCGAAGGTCCGCGAGCTGCACGCCGCCGGCAAGTCCCGCAACGCCATCGGCCGCGCCATCGGCCGCTCCGGCTCCACCGTCTCCTCAATCGCCGCCGACCTCGGGCTCAGCTTCGAGCGCGCCACCACCGCCGAGGCCACCCGAGCCCAGCAGCTCGACAACGCCGCGCGCCGCGCCCAGTTCGCCGCGCTCCTGCTCGATGACCTGTTCCGGCTCCGTGAGCGGATCTGGTCCCCGTACACCGCCCTGATCGGCAGCAAGGACGGCCCGCAACTCATCGAGGTCGAACTCCCCGACGCCGGCGCGGTCCGCAACTTCATGGCCGCTATCGGCGTCGCCGTCGACAAGCACACCGCGCTCCTACGCGCCGACGACACCAGCGCGGACGCGGCGCGCAGCATGCTCGGCAATCTCATGGACGGCCTGCGGCAGCTCCACCACGCCGACCAGGCCGCCGAGCCGGAGAGCGACGGTGACTGACCTCGCGGCGCTGCCCTTGTCCCGCAAGCAGGTCGGCTCCATCGTGGAGGCCGACGCGCGCATCAACATCTGGCAGGGCTCGGTCCGCTCTGGCAAGACCATCGCGTCGCTGCTGCGCTGGCTTGCCTACGTCGCGGACCCGCCGGCCGGCGGCGGCGAGCTGGCCATGTGCGGCAAGACCCGCGAGACCGTCGCCCGGAACCTGTTCGCCCCGCTGCAAGACCCCCGTCTGTTCGGCGAGCTAGCGCACCAGGTCGCCTACACCCCCGGCGCGCCCACCGCCACGATCCTCGGCCGCACCGTGCATGTCCTCGGCGCCAACGACGCCAAGGCCGAGCCCAAGGTCCGCGGCATGACCCTCGGCGGCGCCTACGTCGACGAGGCGACCCTCGTGCCGCAGGACTTCTGGAAGCAGCTCCTCGCCCGACTCTCCGTTCCCCGCGCGCGACTGTTCGCCACGACCAACCCCGACAACCCGGCGCACTGGCTCCGCAAGGACTTCCTGCTCCGCGCCGACACGCTGGACCTGCGCTCCTGGCACTTCACGCTCGACGACAACCCCGCGCTCGACCCGACCTACGTCGCGAACCTCAAGCGTGAGTACGTCGGGCTCTGGTACCGGAGGTTCATCCTCGGCGCCTGGGTCCAGGCCGAGGGCGCGGTCTACGACCAGTTCGACCCCGAACGGCACGTCGTCACCGACCTGCCCCACGTCGTCCGGTGGCTCTCGCTCGGCGTGGACTACGGCACAGCCAATCCGTTCGCCGCGCTGCTGCTGGGCCTCGGCGAGGACGGCCGGCTCTACCTCGTCGCCGAGTACCGGCACGACAGCCGTGCCGCCCGCAGGCAAAAGACCGACGCCGAGTACAGCGCCGACCTGCGCACCTTCCTCGCGAACGTCCGCCGGCCCGGCGAGGACTACCGCGGCGTCACTCCCGAGTGGATCTGCGTCGACCCCTCGGCCGCCTCGTTCATCACCCAACTGCGACACGACGCCGTCCCGGGCGTCATGGGCGCGAACAACTCCGTCCTCGACGGCATCCGCACCTTCTCCAGCCTGCTCGCCGCCGATCTGCTGAAGATCCACGAGTCCTGCACCGGGCTCCTTGACGAGCTGCCCGGCTACAGCTGGGACGACACCGCCGCCGAACAGGGCGAGGACAAGCCCATCAAGGGCGACGACCACAGCCTCGACGGCGCCCGCTACGCGATCAAGACCACCGAACCGCTCTGGCGCCCGGAACTCCACCTCGGACAGGAGGCCGCCTGATGACTCTGCCCGAGAACGGTCTCCCCTGGCCGCCACCGGCACACGCCGCGGCGGCGGCCCGGATGCGTATGCATTCGGCGTGGTACGCCGGTGACACCGACCAGCTCACCCGGATCTACCAGCGCGAGCGCAAGGGCGCGCCGGTGAACCGGCCGAGTCAGTACCGCGGCGGCCTGGTCGGCATCGCGGCCCGCACCTTCTGGGGACGTCCCACCCCCGAGGGCGAGCCGCCGACGAAGCTGCACATCCCGATCGCCGCCGACATCGCCGCGACCTCGGCCGACCTCCTGTTCAGCGAGCCGCCAGCCCTGACCGTGAAGCACCTAGGCACGCAGGACCGGCTCACCGAGCTGCTGCTCGGCGGCGGCTCCGACGCGACCCTACTGGAGGCCGCCGAG